TCGTCCACAACTAATTCCCGAGTATCTTTTTTCATATACTTAGAAATTAATTCACCATTTTCTTTAGTAAATTTTTTTATATCAAATGGTGCACTTATTTTTTGAAATGCCATATTATTTGTCCTTTACATCAACTAATCCATCCAATAGATTATTAATGTCAGTCTCATTGTTTTGTGCTGTATTTGCAGGTTGATTAATAATTTGTGTATTGTTATTAATTACATCTGCGGTTTGAACTGCCTTTGCAGTTCCTTTTTTATTATGTAATGACATTAAATCTGTATTTGCTTTGCTTATAGTTCCAATTAAACTAACAATTGTATCAAATGTTCTTGGATTTTCTGATTCCTTTGCCAATAACATACTAAGCTCTAACGCAGATATACCCTTTTCAATTAACCCGCGCATAATTGTACGTGAAAAGTTATAGTCGTCTAATCTATCTGCTTCTTCCCCAGTAATTTCTTCTGTTACTGCAATATGTGTCTTTACAGGGGTATACTCAACTATTTCCATTGGCGTTCTTTCTAATGGAGGAAGAGAGTCGGAACCATCTGGTAAATTATCTATTAGACCCAATACTTGATCTATATTTCTTTCCATTTTAGTTTTATGGTCCATAACTTAATCCCCCACTACACCAGATTCTGTTATTGTATCTGTAGCAACTTTAATACTATCTGTAGTTACATCTTCTTCGTAATCGTAGTAATTAATAATAACTTTCTCAATGAATCCAGCACTTGATGTAGGACCATATAAGTAGCCTTGCAAATTAAACGATAGTGTGGTTTCTATTGAATTAGTATCCTCCATAATCCCATCAAATACATTGTCTGGACTAAGGGAGTCTAATGATAACGTAACTGCTGTGGTACCGTCTAAATCATCATTGTCTTTTATATTAATAGTAATTGAATCGTTAAACCATACTAATATCTGTTCAAGTATTTGATACATTTCCTCTAAATACTTTGTTTTTATTGCTAACTCGTATTGGAATGTAAATGGAATGCGCATTAGCTGACTTTTACCAACTACAGATCCATTAACAACATTTCTAGTTGAACATGTTGCAAATGGAGATTTCATTCTACTTGGATCTCTATTAAACCCAGTCATATTAAATGACATTCTGGGTAATTGGTCTTGATAACGTGCACTGGTCGGATCGTCTATATCACGTCTGACATTTTGCTTGTCTTTCATTTGGTATTGAATTGGAACAAGTACTAGCTTAGAGCTTTTATCTTTTTTAATTTGTATTTTATTAAATAAGCTACCAAAGCACGTAGTATACTTTCTAATTGTTCCATGATAGAAATACGATTCTAAAATAGCCATTTATTTGCCCCCAAATGGATTATCTGGATCAAATGTAATTAAACTATTTGCATCCGTTTCTATACTTTCATTATCTCCAAAATGTTCTTCGTGTGCAGTTTCGGGATTAATATTTCCTAATATCTCTGCAACTAAAGAATCAACTTCTGTATCATCTGTTTCGAATGTCTCTCTACTAAACTCATACAGTTCACAACGCAATTTATAAACATATTGAGCACCATTTTGATAAAATGGGTCATCACAATCAACAAACTTAATTTCAAGAATTGCATTAGTAATTGGCATGTAAATAACATCGCCTTCTAATGGGCGGAGTATTGTTGGATGTAATGCAGTAACTTCTTGTTCAAACCTTTTCTTGGACAATGCGATTATGCAAGATTTCTTTATTGTGTAACTCCATTTGCTAAATCTATCGTCACCCTCAAATCCATCTACACTCTGCATATACATCTCTAGTTCAATAGATGTGTTAAATGCAGCAGATGGGTCTTCCCCGTATAAGTAATCAAAATCAGTAAATGTCTTAGGCAGATATTTCATATCCATGCCTTTAATTTTAATAGACTGGATAACTAAATCTTCTATTAGTTTTTGCCCTAATGTACTGGTGTATGTTTTAAAAAGTGTATTAACAGCCATAAAAGAAAGCCCACTATAAATAAACTATTACATTTATTTATAGTGGGCTTAATATTGGAAATTATTATTAACCCATAAAAAATTCTACAGGTTCAGAATACAAGTCATGTAACTGTTCTTCTAGCTTATCAATTTCTTCAATAGCACGAGAATAAATTAATTCTCCATTTAGAGTAATTCCGCCATTAATTGAACATTTTCAAATAGCGACAAATTACTTCCCCATTGTTTCTTTATAAGCGCACAGCAATATTTCTTTAACCATCTGTCATTATATACTTTAGCACAAGAACTTGGGTCTATTAATTTATATACTCTTAATGCAATTGGGAAACCAACACCATACGATTTAATTGTGTCGTGTATCATAAGTTTATTTAAGTTACGACTATAATTAAATGTTGGTACAGTAGTTAGCATATCCATAATTTGTTCGTAGTTTGATATACACATAAAGTAATTAATCTGATCCATAGGTTGCAAATAGTTTAATTCGTTTAATGCAACTTGATAGTTTAGATTAAATAAAGGCTCACCAGATGCATAATAACCTTGTGCAAACTCTTGAATTTCTGCAACAAGCAATATACTATCGTCTAATGTAATATACCCATTATCTATATCCGATTGTGTTAATTTATGTGCAAGCCAAAGTTCCTCTGTTGCATCATAATGCCACTCTTGATACATCTGAAGTGCTTCGTCAATTCGGTCGTTAACCTGATCGTCTGTTACTGCAATGTCTATTGCACCTTGTCCAAGTTCTCTAAGACAGTACGCTGCAAGGGTTGCTTTAGTATTTGGAACGCTCATTTAATACCCCTTATAAACAAACCCAGCTATATCCATCTTCTACAGTAACCTCAACTCCTGCACTAATTACAGGAGCAACAGATATTGCATTTTTTCCGCCCCCTACAGTTTGATTACGAATAATATTAGCATTAATCATTATTAGACCTTCAGTTGCAGTTCCGGCACCAGATACAGATGCCCATGTTTTTGCATCTGTCATTGCAGTAATTTCAGTTGCACTTGTTGTTAATAGCAATAATGGGATTATATTAGATTTTGGAGTACTAGAAGAACCTTGTTGGTATTGAGTTATACCTTCGTATCCTTCTGCGGTATTAATTGCAACTAGTAGACTAGAATTTGGAGTTAATGTAATGGTAGTTTCTGGAATAGTTACAACTCTAGCACCATCCGTAAATTTTCCTGTACCAATGACTAAACTCAAACCACTACTTGCATCGTAGTCCACCGAAAAATCAGTAAACGACAACGATGCATTAATTCTATCCACCCATTTTTTGAAAGTATCATCTACTGTTACATATGTGTCAGTTGGGCGTACTATTGACATTTTATCAACCTTTAGTTAAAAGTTTTAAAATTAAATCGAGTTTATTTTCCATTTCTGTTACCCGATTATTTAAATCTGCAATTCTTTGAACTTCCTCTAGCTTCTTCTGCTTAATTAATTTAGCTTTAGCAAGTCCATTCCTATCTGTATTTATAACAGCTTTAGAGTGGCAATCCTTTGCCAACCCCTCATAACCTTCAACTTTTACTAATTCCATTCTATGTCCCCAACGCAATTACACGCAGTTTCTGAAATGCTGGTGCAGCAGTAACACTCTGAGCTCTCATTTGAATCATAACTTGGAAGTATGTGAAATCAGTTAGAGATTCTTTCTCGTATTCAAATTCATTAAATGTAGTTGTATCAGATGCGTTAGATGTGCTTACCGCATCAAAGTAATTCCACGTAGCAGTTTCTACTTCAGATTGTGAGTTACCGATTCTATAAGAGAAATACACGGATGCATTAGATTGTTTATTGACATCGCAATATAATTTAAATGCATTTGCTGCTTCTGCCAAACTAACAATATTTGTTCTATATTTAGCCCAAGTAGTAGTTCCCGATGCGTTAACAGTTCCTACGTTATCGCATTCAACATACGTCATTACCATATTAGAATTTTGTAAGTCGATAATAGGGGAAATATTGTCAACTGTAGTTTCTAACGTAGCAGTTACCTTCATTGATTTACTACCAGATAAATTATTGGTTTCATCAATTGCAGATCCAACTAAAATCGGTTCACTTAATGTAATAAGTTCTTCGTTAGTTAAACTAATTGCATCTGTTGTTCCGTATGCAGTTTCGGTACCACCCCTTGTCATCCCGCGAGCACATTGCATAGAATAACTAACTTCTGTATTAGTTAATCCAAGCTCGCTGAATATAGGTTGAATATGTGATGCCATATAGTTCTGTGTAATTACTATATCAGTGCCACCACCGTATACAGACGATGTTGCAGCTGTACTTACTGTAAACGTAAAGTTATTATAATCTGCAATTGCAGTAATTTGATGGGTTCCGTTTAGAGTATCAGCAGCAATACCACCAACAGCAGAAGCACCACTTATAGTTACATAGCTCCCAACTGCCATATTATGTTTTTCCATTTGTACTGTTACAATACCAGAACCTAATGTAGTAATTAATGGATTATCTTCTAATTCTCTTGTATCCAGTTCAACATTGTTCAGCACAACAGTACCAGTATCTGTGCTGAATTTCGCTCTGTTAATAACAAACTTAATATCGGACATTTGATCTTCTGTCCAAGTACTTGCATTCTGTGATTTAAACATAACACCAGTATAAGGTTGTTTAGCTATACCAACACCAGATGAAATTTCTGCTTCTCCCATAGTTGCAATCCATGCTTTATAAGCATTAGAATTTGACATAAGAATAAAGCAATATTCAGTATCAGTTTCCAAATAAATTGGATATGTAAATGTAAATCTTGTTGCTGTTGTTGCATTACTAGATACATTAATTTCGGATGGAGTTAACGTAACTTCTGACCCAGGAACTAGTGTAGTAGTAGGTAATCCAGTTTCCATGCAATAC